CTCAAATGGGACACTCAGCACGAAGAGGATGAGCGATCATTCCAAACGGGTGATGATGCGCGGGTCTTTGCTCTGGCCCTCATGGAGGATCCGGACGTGATCAAGGTCACCCTGTGCAACAGCCGGAGCGAGAGCATTTGGTTTATCGACAAGGTGCGGGGAGAGCAGCGCTAGTCATGGAAAAGCCCGGGCTTGCGCCCGGGCCATTCCCTCCCCGTGGGGAAGTGTTCCTTAAAGGAACTTGAGCTTGCTGGTGTCGATACCAACCAGAGCCAAGTAGTCTGCGGCGTTGCCCAGGCTGCTTGCAGTGTTGGTTAGCTCCAGGTAACCATAACGAGTCATGAAGCTTACCACGGGCTCGAAAGTCTGTGGGTCGATCACGACGCCGCTGCTGGTCAGAGGAACGTAGGGGCAGTAGTATGCCGCTGCGTCAATCTCGCCCTGGCCCTTGTAGCCAAGTAGAACAGGGGTGTTGTCTGGTGCATACTGGTCGACGTAAACGCGCATGCTGTTGTTGAGCACGCCAACGAACTTGGTGTTGGTTGGTGCCTCGAAAGTGCCCTCAGTGGTGCGTGCGAACGCGCTGGTGGTTGCGCTCTGCAGAAGGGTGAGAGCAGTTGGGCTCACGACCATCCAGTTAGCTGCGCCACGACGGGTGCGTGCTGCGATCAGGTTGGCCTGACGGTTGATCAGAACGCTCAGTGCTGCGTGCTCGTCACCGACGAATGTAGCAGTACCGGAAACGTTGCTCTGATCGTAGATCGCGCCAGGAGTACCTGGAAGACGACGTAGGGAGGTTAGGATCTCCTGGTCGATTTCAGCAGTGATTTCCTGCGCAAGCGCTGCCATCACTTCTGCCTCGATGTCGATGCCCTGCTGAGCCTGCGAATCCTGAGCAGCTTCGAAGGTCCAACGTGCGCTGAGCCTACGAGTCTTGACCTGTACGGTCTCCTTCAGGATCTGGATGCTCATGCGGTTGCCCGGACGGCCTTCCAGAGTTGCAGTTGGTGCTGCGCCTGGCATTGCAGGGTTCTCGTTACCGCTGTAGTGACGAGCGATATCGTAGGGGCTGAACGCCTCAGTACCAGCAGTTACGCCAGCTGCTCCGCCAACGGTGTCGCTGTAGCGCACGCGCAGGGTGTGGATCTGTGCCACTGGACCAGTTAGGGGCTGGATGCCGATGATCTCGTTGGCGATGACAGTTGGCATCACACGACGTAGAACGGGCAGGATCATCTTGTTGATGGTTGCAATGTTACCGGAGCTAGTTGCGCCAGCAGTTGCAGTCTCCAACAGAGGACTACGGCGAAGTAGGTCCTGGCGAGTGTTCTCTAGAACAGTCTCCATGATCTTCTTCTTGTTTGGGTTAGGTGTACCGTCCATGTTGCGCATGAGATCGGCACCTTCAGTGAGGGCCTCCTTAGTGGCCTTCCAGTTGCTTTCAAAAAGCTTAGACATTGTAAATCACTCCTTGATTACTTTTCAATTCCAGCCAGTCGGCGCAGCTCAATGATCTCAGCGTTTTCCTGAGTTTCAATTTGAACCTCGTCCGCACGGGCAGATTCAGCCAGTCGGGTCGTCGAACGGTCACCAGTTACGGCTACAGTTCGCTTTACATTTGCGGGCGTCTCCGACAGTACGCGACGGCCCTGGGTTGAACTGCCCTTTGCGCTCTCATTGAGAACAGTTGGCAGGTAACGCTGGAAAGCTTCCTTTAGACTTGAGATCTTTACAGACTCCAGAAGCCCTTCCATTACTTCCCTCTTCTTGCCACCAAGTGGAGAGAGGATCTCGTTCAGAGCTTTGGTGCGTGCTGCACGGGACTCTGAAATTTGTGCCTTGCGCTCTGCGGTCTCAACCAGCTTGTTGGCGGTTGCCACCTTCTTTGCGCTCTCTGCCAGCTGAAGCTGTGCTTCATCCAGCTGATTCATCAGCTTCTTGACCTTGGTACCTTCGCTGAGGTAGCTGGTCATGAACTCGCTCTGGAAAGCCTCGAACAAACGACGTCCGAAGAGGTTTTCCTTGGCAGCACGGATGTCTTCCTTTAGCTGGCCCATTTCCTTGCGGAGGTGGCCCTCTACGGTGCTCTCTACCAGTGCGCTTGCACGAGTGATGAAAGCCTTCCGGGTTTCGTCCATCTTCTGCTTGCTTTCGGTGAACAAACGAACTTTAGCTTCGGCAAGGTTGCGCTTGTCTAGCTCAAGACCGCTGATCTCCTTTGTCAGCTGCTCCACAACGAAAGCTTCGAGCTTGTTGATACGTGCTGCTGTCTGGTTATTTAGATCCAAACGGTGTTCACGTAGTGTTTTTGCGCTCTTAACCGTCGCTTCTGCGAGGTTGCGCTTCTCTGCGGCAACTTCGTTGATGTTTTCACTCAACTTGGTCATCACAAAGTTCTGGAGACGATCGACGTTCTCCTGTAGTGCTTCCTGGTAACGAGTGGCCTGCTCAGCAATTTCCTGCTGGAGAACAACACGCTGCTCCTGGATGGCACGGTGGTCAGCGGAAATCTCTGCTAGTTCGCTCTTGAGCTGCTCCAGCACAAATTGTTCCATGACCTTCAAGTTGCTGGCAAGACGAGTCTTGTACTCGGTGCGAGCTTCCTTGACAGCCTGTGTTAGACGTGCACGCTCCTCCTTGAGTGCCTTGGTGGCCTCTACGGAACGAGCTGCCTGCTCCTTGACTGCGTCAGTGAGCATACGGTCCATTGCCTCAACAAGTTCGTTCTTGTCGTTGGCAAAACGGCTTGCATACTCTTCACGAACTTCGGTTTCCACCGACTCGCGAAGGCCTGCCTTCACTTCATCTAGTTTGGTATTCCAAGCTTCTTGAAACGCGGTCTTGGTCTCTTCACTGAGAACCGCGCTTTCCAGAAGCTCCTTCAAACCCTTTTCCATGGATAACTCCTTCTTTAAGCTTTCAGGTTGTTAATCCAATCCAGGAGCTCTGTTTGCAAGTGCTTCTGGGCCTTGGGATCATGCCGGACGGCTTCTGCTAGATCTTCGACTACTGGACCACGACGGTGTCTGTTGAAAGCCTCATACACAGCGCGAGGATAAGCCTCTGGTGCGCTGGGACGGGCTACCACGTCCACTGTTACGATCTCGAAGTCGCTGACCTCTCCGTTGTTGGTGACATTGCCAGAACCACGGCTGGATACACCAAGCTTTACCTGGCTTTCTAGAAGAGTCCTGACGATATTGCCCATGGGAGTGGGCAATACCTTCAATTTACCGATGCCGTTGGGACCATCCATGTACATCTCAGTGATCATGTGCGAAACACGATCGAGATTGATGTTCAGTTCCTCGGGGTGATCAGCCTCGCCCAGGATGCTTTCGCCCCTGCGCAAGCACTCGTTCAACTGATCCACTGCGCTGCGGATCTCGTTGACGGGGTAGACTCGCTGGTTATGGTTCTTGGTTCCCCCCTGAATGAAGATACCCCTCATGTAGAGATCCTTCGGCTTGCCGGCTTCGTTAGTGCCACCGCCTTCAACCAAGATCTGAGCCTGGTCAAACGAAAACTTTTCAGTGAGAATCAATGCCATTCCGATTACTTCCTCTTGAAGTCGCTACCGCGGAGGTCAGTTGCACCAGCGCCGATGGGGCTCTTGGGGCTGTCGGATCCAAAACCATCCTTCTTGTTCAGCATGGCGGACTTGTCGCCTTCCTTGCTTACTGGAGTCAGGTTGGCATCAGCCGTCTTGACCTGGTTCTTGAGCAGTGGCATTTGCTTGACACCGGGTGCGGTCTCACGCTCATAGCCCTTGTGCTCCTTGGCCTTGATCTCCACTGGCTTGCCGCCAACACGATCAGGACCCTTCTTGGAAGGAAGTGGGCTCACATCGTTGACAGCAATCTTCTTGCCGTCACTGCCGATTTCCTGGCCACCCATCATGGATGGGTTCTTGACGGGCTCGAGCTCGAAGCTCTCTTCCAGATCGGCGAAATCGCTTTCGTCGAACAGGCTCTCGTCAACCTCTTCCTTGTCGTCCTCGTCTTCGTCCTTGCTCTCGAAAGCCAGGCTCTCTTCGGTTGCGAGCTCTTCGCCCTCACCCTCGGTGGAACCCTCTGCCTCGCCAGCATCACCCTCTGGTGCATCCTCAGCGCCGCCCATCAGCTCAGCAAACTGAGCCTTGAGTCCGGCCAGAGTTGCCTCTAGGTCTTCAACGCGGTCTTCAACAGTCTCTGGCTCCGCATCAACGCCCATCTCGCCACCTAGATCGGCAGCAGCATCTGCGTCAGCGGTTTCCTCGCCAGCACCCTCGTCAGCGCCCTCTTCATCGCCGAGATCGCTCTCGCCGTAGAATTCCTCGCTTTCGATGTCATCCTTGTCGTCCTCGATATCCTGGAGACGCTCGTCCTCCAGAACCTCATCTTCTTCCTGCATCATGCTCTCGTGGATGCCCTTGGACATATCCACAAACCAGTTGTGCAGCATCTTGGACGCCTGTTCGCGATCCTCGCTGATGAGCAAATCGAGTACCTGATTGAGATCTACCTTGTTCATGTAATTCTCCTTCCTCGAATATTTGAGCACCGATGTGTTCTACGGTGTTCACGCTATATTTAATCTTGGTGAGATTTAGAGTTACCATATGCGTCAAAAAGTGCGCTTTTAGTTCCTTGACGCGGCAACCAATCGTGCTATTGTGCGTTGTAGGTTTTGGGGATTTTGGCATGGCACTGGAAATTTCGAGCATCCCCCAGGGGGTGCTGGCTGTGGAACTGGATGGCCATGGATTATCCAGCACGCTGGATCTCATGATGGCTCAGGAGCCCGGCGACATCACTGTGCTGGGCGCAGTGCGGTATCTCTTTCACAAGAAATTGTGGGACAGCACACAGCCCCAGGCGCCCAGCGTGCTGAATAAATTCTACGGGCCCGTCCTGGATCGCCCCGAAGCCCTCACACCGGAGCAATATCGCACAGTGACGGCGGAGGCGATCCGCACGGACTATCGGTATGAAATGCCCGAGTTTGTGCCCTACGTGGCCCCACCGCGTGAGGAACGGCCGCAGCGGGATTTCAGCAAGCCCAAAAAGCCCCGCAAGCAAGTGGCAGTGGAGCGGCACGAAACTCGCGATGGTGTGCACGAGGTCACCGATCTGCGGCAGGACGTGGACACACAGGGTGCCAGCGAGCGACTCAAAAAGGTGATTGGCATCCAGCGGGGCGGCTAAATTGGTTGACTGTGTGGGGCTCCAGGTTTTACTCTTGGCATGGGTCACACACGGGAGAACCAATGGAAAGCGAAAGTATCAAAAAGGTGGTGTACCAGGTGGGTCGCATCGCCAGCAGTGGGGATCGAACATTCCAGCAGGATGACACAAAGAACTTGGCCTCCACCCTGCTGGTGGACCTCACAAGAAATTTCCGCAAAAGCCCCACCATGGCGGTGGCTGCGGCACAATACTTGATGGATGCGGGCTTTGACTTTGCCCGCATGCGAGGGTCAGCCTACACAGAATTTGCCCAGACTTTTGGGCCTCGCATGCGTGGTATGACACCTGCTCACCTGGAGCAGGTGCGCAAGATAGGTGGGGATCTGTTCAATCAAGCACACGCGGCTTGATTACATATCGTCATCCGCGTTAGCGTCCAACCCATACATGATGCCAAGCAGGTTTTCCTGCTTGGCATTTTCCAAATCCTTGGTGGCTCGAATTTTCTTCAGCCGGTTGATTTTTCGCAGGGTGAGCCGGGGCTTGCGGGTGTCCGTGGCATTCTGACGCGTGACCTTGTCCTCGCTGGGATCATAGCGACCCAGATCACTGTCTTCTACTTCCAGTAGCGGGCGGGGTGCGAAGTCGCTGTATCTCATAGGGGATTGTCTCCATCACTGTCCGGTGCATCATCACCGGAGATCACGCTTTCACTGGCTCCATCGCCCCCGCTGCTGTCAGCATCAGGCTCTGCGTCATCCGGCACATCCGTGTCCTCATCCCCTGAAGGACGGAAACCAATGGTGTCCAATCCAGGTGCGCTGCCCATGCCGGATCCAGCTGCGTCATCTCCACCTGCGCTCTTGCTGCGGGTGCGGTTTTCAGCACGCCACTCCCCTTCGTTCTCAAAGATTTCCTCTTCAGTCATT